ACTGGATCTGGCCGACCGCTTCCAGGCCATGCCCGATGGCGCGGAGAAAGCAGCGCTGGCGGTCGATATCTTCGGCAAAGCCGGTGCGGAAATGATCCCCTTCCTCAATCAAGGGCGGGAGGGCATTGGTGCGCTGAAGCAGGAGGCGGCTGAACTGGGATTGCAGTTGTCCGCCGACACCGCCGCACAGGCGGGCAACTTCAACGACGCGCTCGACAAGCTGAAGCTGGCCACCCAGAGCATCGGCAACCAGATCATTGCGTCCTTGCTGCCCGCCCTGAACGATATGGCCGGTGGCATGGTCGAGTCGGCCAAGCAAGGCGGCACACTGCGCGCGATCCTGGATGGTGTGGTGTTGGTGCTCAAGACCCTGGCCCTCGGTGCCGCCACCGTCGGCAAGGCCTTCGTCGCCTTGGGCGAAGCAATTGGCGCGGGTGTGGCGGCGGCGGTCGAGGCGCTCAAGGGCAACACCGATGGGGCCAAGGCCATCATTGCCGACCTCAAAGGCAATCTGGTCAAACGGCTGGATGAACTGGCGTCCTTCCGTGACAGCCTGTTCGACCCCAAGCCCATCGAGGTCAAGGCACCCAAGATCCAGGCCGATCCGGAACTGCTTCAACGCCTGACCAAGCCCAAGGCTGCCAAGCCTGCGCAGGACACGACTGGCGCGCAAACCACGCTGATGAAAGCGCAGCTAGACGCCGAGTTCGCCCTGCTCAAGGACGGTCTGACCCGGCAACAAACTGCGCTGGATGCGGCACTCGAGGATCGTCTGGTCTCGGTGCGCGACTACTACACGCAGAAAACAGCCATCGAGCAGCGCGAGGTTGATGCCGAGATTGCCCGCAAGCAGCAGGAGCTGGCCCGCAGTCAGCAAGTCGCCAATACCGGCAAATCGGAAAACGACCGACTGAAAGCCAAGGCCGAGGTCGCCAAGGCGGAAGCCGACCTGATCACGCTCAACAACCGGCGCACAGACATCGAGCAGGCCAATGCCCGCAAGGCAGCACAAGCCGAGCGCGAATTGGCCGACGCCTTGGCGCAGGCCCGTGAGGAACTGGCACAGATCACCGGCACGGCTACCGATGCTGACCGGCAGGCGGCCATAGCGCGCAGCTACCGCGATCTGCGGGCGCGACTGGCGGCAGAGAGTGATGCTGACGGCGTGTCGCTCGTTGATCGGCTCATCAATGTGAAGGCTGCACAGGCCAATCTGGCGGCGCTTGAAGCCCAATGGCGGCAGGTGACCGAGCGTCTGCGCAATGCGCAGGAGGCCATTCAGACCCAGCAGCAGGCCGGGCTGCTCACCGAAGCCCAGGCGCGGCGGCAGATCGTGGCGCTGCAACAGCAGTCGGCGACTGAGATGGAGCACCTGCTGCCGACCATGCAGCAAGCCGCGCAGGCTATCGGGCCGGAGGCGGTGATTCGCGTGCAGGCGTGGCGCAATGAGCTGGAGCGCACGAAGCTGGTCGTCGACGAACTGGCACCCCTATGGAATCGCATCGGCGAGAGCTTCGGCAGTGCACTGGGCGGAATGATCACTCGTGCACAGTCCTGGCGCAGCGCGTTGGCCAGCATCTTCCAGCAGGTGGCCGATGCCTTCCTTCAGCAGATCGTGATCCAGCCATTCCAGCAGTGGATCGCCATGCAGGCGCGGATGCTGGCGCTCAAGCTCGGTTTCATCCAGCAGGAACAAACCGTCGATGCGGCGGCCAGCGCCGCCAAGGTCGCACAAAAGAGCGCTGAAACCACTGCCGTGGTGTCGATGGATGCCGCCAAGGCGGGAGCCGGGGCGGCCGCCTCGCAGGCGTCGATCCCCATCGTTGGGCCGGGACTGGCGATTGCCGCCATGGTGGCCATGGTGGCCGCCGTGATGGCGCTGCTCGGCAACGTGAAGAAATTTGCGGCGGGCGGTCTGGTATCAGGGCCGGGCAGCGCCACGTCGGATTCGATCCCGGCGCGTCTGTCCGCAGGCGAGTACGTGGTGCGGGCGGCCGCCGTGCGCCAGGTCGGCGTGGCCTTCCTTGATTCCATCAACGGCTTGTCGGCAGGCCCACGTTTCAAGGGTGGCGAACTGGCCTTCGCCGCCGGCGGGCTGGTGCCGGAGGTGAAAGTGCCGCCTGCGCAGCCGCAGGTGAATCAGGCGGTGCGCATCGTCAACGCCATCGATCCGGGCGTGACCCACGACCACCTGCAGTCGCCTGCCGGAGAAAAAGTCATCGTCAACATCATCGGGCGCAATGCACGGGCCATCCGTGCGGCGCTGCAAGGGTAAATCTCATGGCACTTCTGTTCATCGACGGTTTCGATCACTACGACCCGCAGGCCGTGGACAGCTTTGGCGATCCGTGGCTCGCGCGCGGTAAGGCGGCGTATCTGTCCCCGCAGGCCACCCGCATCCAGGGCCGTCGCCCGTCGTCCTATGCCCTGCGTTTGCCGGAAGGTTCGGGCGGCGGCTACGTCAAGAACCTCGACGCCACCAAGACCAGCCTGATCGTCGGGGCGGCCATTCGCGTGGCGCCGTACCAAAACACCTACACCGAGCCACTGCTGCTGGGCGTGCGCGATGCCAACTCGCAGGTCGCCCATCTCGTGAAAATCGGCGAGGACGGTCGGCTCAAGCTCTACCGCTGGATAGGGTCTGGATCAGGCGGCTACGACCAGCTGATCTCAACCTCGGTTGCCAGCGCTCCGGCGCGCGGCTGGCACTACATCGAGTTGCAAGTCACGCAAGGCACCAGCAACGGTGTGCTGTCAGTGCGCATCAACGGCATCCTGGCCATCCAGATGACCGCGCAGAACACCCTCCAGGGCGGTGGCCAACTGCTCACGGCATTCGTGGGTGCCGTGCCTGGCCAAAACTGCCCACTCACCATCGACGTCGATGACTTCTACATCGCCGACACATCGGGCACGATCAACAACACGTTTCTGGGTGACGTGCGGGTGGATGCGCTCAAAGCCCAGGCGAACGGCGCACTGAACCAATGGACGGTCGAAGCCGCAGCGTCGGCCTGGGAGGCGGTCAGCGATGACGACGAGGCCACGGCCATTCGCGCGGCCACTGCAGGGCTGCGCCAGTCCTTCGATATTGAGCCGCTGCCGGTGATGGCCACGCCCGCCATCCATGGCGTCCAGCTCACGATGCTGGCGCGCAAGACCGACGCCGGTCTGGGCAAGGTCAAAGGCCTCGTGGTCAGTGGTGCGCAAAGCGCCGTCAGCACCGACATCATCCTGCAGGAGCAACTGGCCTGGCAGAGCACGCTGTTCGAGCGTAATCCGAACGGCAACGTGCAGTGGACGGAGGCAGCCTTCAATGCCGCTGAGTTCGGCGTGGAGTCGGCATGACGGATCGCGTCGTCGTTCAAGACCTCGCGGAGGTTTCCAGCAAACCAACGCCGGGAAGCGAACTGCCCGCCTTCCAGAGTGAAGTGCTCTCGCGCGCCACTTTTGGGGCGAGCGCAGCCAGCTTCACGCCTGAAACGGCTGTGGCTCCGCTGCCGCCCAATCTGGCGGCCAGCCTGCTGGCGGAGTCCTTGGCGGGCCCCTGGCCACCCATCGATGCGCCGATCTTTCTGGTCGAAGTGTTGCGCCGGGACACGGCCTCAAGCGCCATCGTCGCCACCGGTATGGATGCCTTTGGCGACCAGCCTTGGCCGGATGCGCAACGCGGCGTGTTTGCCTTTCGTCATGATTGGATGGAGCCCCTCGTCGAACGGCTGGAGTGGCAGACCAGCGTCACGCGGCTGGCCAGTGGCAACGAATCACGGCAGGCACGCCGACGCGTTCCTCGGCGCTGGCTCACCTACAAGGTGGGTAACGCTCGTCAGACCGATGCCATGGTGGCCGACTGGCTGGCCGATCATCTTGGTCAAATGGCGCTGTGGCCGCTGCCGCAGTACGCGGTGCACCTGACCGAGTCCTGCGAACGTGGCGCACTGGCACTCAATGTGACGGAGTCTGACGGGCGACAGTTCGGGCCACTCTCGGCCAATGTGCATCTGACCTACGACGGTGTGCAGGGCTGGCAGGAAACGGAGAACAATGGCCGCTGGATTTTGATCATCGCTGCCGATGGCTGGCAGATCGCCCAACTTGAGCGTGTGGAAAGCGATCTGCTGTGGCTGACGGAGCCCTTGGCACGCGCCGCTGCCGTGGGCAGCACCATCATGCCCTTGGTGTGGGGCAAGGCCATCGATCCGGCGGATCTCACGCAGTGGGTACCCGGCATGGTCGGCGGCAACATTCCCATACAGATCCAGCCTGCGCCACTGCCCGACCAGGATGTTCTCGATGACCCATGGATCGACGAGATCCCGGTCTGGCCAGATGGCAACTGGCGTGACGATCCGACAGCCGCCGCGCAGGCCACGATCACCCGCCAAGACTTCTCGCCTGCAGATCCGTGGGCGCGCCGGGACGATCCGTGGGCGACGACAACTTTGCAGCGGCGCTATCTGGCCAGCTCACTCGATGAAATCGAGATCTGGCGGGCGCGGTTGTGGCGCACCCAAGGCCGTCTGGAGGCCTTCTGGCTGCCAGATGGCTTGGCTCCGATCCTGTGGGTGAACGTCGAAGCCGATCCCGAAGATGGCTTCCTGCGCGTGGATGGCAAAAACATCTCCGCGCGAATCTCGGATTTTTGGCATCGCCCCGCCGCCTGCTTGATCGTGCACCCAGACGGCTATCGGCAGTACGTCCTGACGGCGACCTGCCATCTGGATCAAGGCGGTGTGCTGGTGCTGCGCTCGGGTCTTGACGACTGGGTGCCTGCAGGCAGCCGCGTCATTCGCCTCGTGCGCTGCCGCCTCGACCACGACGCCATCGACCTCTACTGGCACAGCCCGACGCTGCTGGAGATCACCTTGACCGCGCGCCAGTTGCCCGAACCACGCGGAAATGACCGTCAAACCTACGAGGGAGAGTAAGCACGATGAGCCAGAACCCATTGCTGGAAGTCGAGCTATACGCCTTCGCCAGCAACAGCGCGCAGTTCTATCTGACGCCGCACGAATTCGATGTTGATCTGGATGGCAACCTCTACAAGAGCCTGGCCTTGGAACGCAACGAACTGGCGCTGGGTGCTGAAGCCGCCAAATCGGCGCTGGATCTGAAACTGCCACCCGACTGCGATCTCGTGCGCCACCTGCTGGCCACGTCGCTCACCGGGGATACCACCTCGGTCACCTTGCGGATCGGACGGCGCGACTCCTGGGGCGACTACTGGTGGATCTCGGGCACGCGCTGGATGGGCCGGGTGCTGGGCGTAGAGGTCGCTGACGATGTCGCTCGCGTTCGCTGCGAGTCGGCGCAAGTCAGTCTCAAACGTATCGGATTGCGGCGGCTCTATAGCCGCAAGTGTTCCCACGTGCTGTATTCGGCTGCCTGTGGTGCCTCCCCGATTTCTGCCAGCGCCTTGGTGAGCAACAGCAATGGCCGCAACGTCGATCTCGACGGTGGCACGCCCGGCAGCGTCAGTGGTGGCTTGGCCGGTGGCTGGCTACAAACCCCGGAAGGTGCGCGCCACATGATCGTCAATGACTACGGTGGTGGTGTGGAGTTGCTCTATCCGGTGGCCATTGAGGTCGGCACCGAGGTGCTGCTGACGGTCGGCTGCGATCACAGCACGACCACGTGCGAGTCGCGCTTCGGCAACCTCGACAACTACGGTGGCTTTCCCGCCATCCCGAGCAAAAACCCGTTCTCGACGGGCGTGTTCTGAATCCCTGGAGAAATCGCCATGTGGTACCTCGTCGTCATCGTGGTGGCGGCGCTGGTTTCGGTCGCGCTCGCGCCGAAACCGCCCGAACCCAAACCGGCGTCCCTGTCTGACGTCGATGCCCCCACCGCAGAAGAAGGCCGACCGATTCCCGTCGTGTTCGGCACCGTGCTGCTGCGTGGCTCCAACGTCGTCTGGTATGGCGATCTCGAAGCCGATCCGATCAAGAAGAAAGGTGGCAAGAAATGACCACTCAGACCGTCATCACCATCGATCACGTGCGCGCCGTGGGCCTGTGCGTGAACGGCACGCGCACTTGGTTTGCGCGTCACGATCTGGATTTCCGGGCCTTCCTGCGCGATGGCTGTGATGCCGACACCTTGCTGGCCACTGGCGATGCAATGGCACAACGTGTGGTCGATCACGCCCGCAATCGATCCAGCCAGCGGGAGCAAGGCTGATGGGTGGCAGCAGCAAGAAGCAAACCGTTGGTTATCGCTACCGGATGGGTCTGCATCTGGCCCTGTGCCAAGGCCCGGTCGATGCCGTGCAGGAGATTCAGATGGGCGACCGCACCGCGTGGGGTGATGCCGACCGTGCGCCGCTGTCCAGCGGGCATGGGCTGAGCAGCCTCTCGATCAACAAGCCCACTCTGTTTGGCGGCGACGAGCGCGAAGGCGGCGTGGTCGGCACCATCGATGTGCTTTCTGGTCATGCCGGGCAAGGACGCAACGACTATCTGATGAGTCGCCTCGGCAGTTCCATTCCGGCATTTCGGGGCGTGTTGTCCTTGGTGGCGCGCAAGATCCTGTTCGCAGCCAACAACCCCTACATCAAACCGTGGGCAGTGCGCGTCCGGCGCTTCACGGCGGGTTGGACGGGCGAGCCCTGGATGCCCTGGAACGCCGAGGTTCGCACCTGGGATGAGATTGAGGCCCGAGAGATCAGCGTCGGCATGAACCCGGCGCACATCCTGGTGCAGTGCCTCACCGATCCGCACTGGGGCATGGGCTATCCGCAGAGCACCATCGGCTGGAGTTTCTGGAACGCGGCATGGGCTTTGTCGAGTGAGGGCTTCGGCCTCAATCTGATCTGGACACGGCAGCAGCCCATCGAGAGCTTCATCGGCCAGGTCATCGACCACATTGGCGGCATCCTCTACACCGATCCGGAGCAAGGCACGTTTGAGCTCAAGCTGCTGCGCGACGACTATTGGATCGACAGCCTGCCGCAGTTGGGGCCTGACGAAATTGTGCGGCTGGAACGATTCGAACGTGCCCAGTGGGGCGAACTGCCCAATGAACTGACCGTGGTCTACACCGACTGGCAAACCGGCGGTGATGCAACCGTCACGGTCGAGAATCTGGCCGCCATCCAGTTGCAAGGCGGCGTGATCAATCAACGCCGCGATTACCCGGGCGTCAATTACGGGCCGCTGGCCGCGCGGCTGGCCCTGCGTGACCTGCGCGCCTTGGGTTCGCCGCTGGCCCGGATGAGTCTGACCGTGGCACGCGACACGCTGGAGCGTGCGCCGCTGCCGGGTGATGTGTTCCTGCTGAACTGGCCACGCTTGGGTGTGGATCAGATGGTGGTGCGCGTCACCGGCATCGACACCGGCACCTTGGGAGCGGCCGAGTGGCGCATCGAAGCCATGGAAGATGTGTTCGGGATGAGCAACACCGTGCTGTCGCCCCCGCCACCGCACGTCGAGGAGCCGACCATTGAGCCTTTGCCGCCTGCCTTGGTGCTGGCCGTCGAGGTGCCGTATTGGGAGCTGGCCCGGCGTTTGTCGCGCGCAGATCTGGCCTACCTGACCGACACGGACACCTATCTCTGTGCGCTGGCCGCCGCCGGTGGCACCGGGCAGTTGAATTGGCAACTGGCCACCGGTGCTACGAGCGGCGATCTCGCTGCCGTGGTGGGCGAAGACTACGCACCACTGCTGACGCTCGATGTAGCCTTGCCTGCCAGCGAGGTCGATGCCATCGGTGTGCCGGTGACGGCCATCAGCCAGCCGGAAAGGCTGACCGTGGGTGACTACGCCTATCTGGTCGATGGCAGCGGTGAGATCCGTGAAGCCGTCGCTGTCCTGGACTTCGATACCGCTGCGGCCACGGTTGACCTCGCACGCGGCGTGCTCGACACCACACCCCAAGCACATGCCTCGGGGACTCGTTTGATCGGTGTCGGCGAATGGCTGGCATCCGAAGGTGCGGAGCGCGCTCCAGGCGAATCGGTGTTCGTGGGCGCGATTCCTCGCACGTCGACCGATCAGGGCGATCCTGTGTTGGCTGCCAATGGGCAGCCGATGGTGCTGGCCGGTCGGCAGGCTTTGCCGTATCCACCCGGTCGTATCCGCCTCAATGGCCAGACCGAGCCTGCCGTGGTGGCCGGTGACCTCACCGTCGCGTGGGCGCATCGCGACCGCACGCAGCAGACCGCCTATCTCGTGCAGCAAGACGAAGGCGACATCGGGCCGGAACTGGGTGTGACCTACACGCTACGCATCCGCAATCGCAATGGCGTGCTGGCGCACACCGAAACGGGACTGCTCGGCACCACCTACATCTGGACGGCAGCCGTGGCCGCGCTGGATGCCGCTGCGCTGGGCGACCGCATCACGGTGGAGATCAGTGCCGAGCGCGATGGTTTGAGTAGCTGGCAGCCGCAGGTGCGGGTCATGGATCGTGCGGGCTACGGCCTGCGCTGGGGACAGTATTGGGGAGGTGTGTGATGGAGCCGCGCATCGATGTTCATCTGCTCACCCTGAACGAGCCTGCCGAATGGCGGGAGGCCTGCATCGCCAGTCTCGAGGACGGACCGATCCAGTTGCACGTTTTGCCCGGCATTCCGGGCCGTATTGGTGAGGCACGCGCGGCGGGCTTCGCACAAGGCACGCTGCCGCTGGTGTCCTTTGTCGATCCCGACGATTTGTACGAAGCCAGTGCCTTCACACAACTGGCCGATGCGTTGGATGCCTGCCCGCAGGCGGTGATGGCCTACACCGACGAAGCGCTGACCGACGAAAACGGCCAGGACATTGCCGTGCGGCGTCTGGCCTATAGCCGTTGGCAACACGCCAACAGCGCCAGCCACGTTCACGGCCTGATCGTGATGCGTCGATCTGCCGTGGAAGCCGTGCTCAAGGAAACCACCGACCTCAACAACTTCGCCGACTGGCTGCTGACCCTGCTCGTGGCCAAACGCGGCGGCGTGCTGTACCTGCCCATCGTTGGGCGGCATTGGCGACAACACCCGCAGCAAAGCCATCGCACCGGCGACCCGGACGCTGTCCGGCGCATTCGCCAAGCATCGAACCACTGGAGATAGACCATGTCATCGACCGACCCGAACCTTGGGCTCAACTACGGCTGGACGCTCGGCGAGAGCGGCTGGGACACCGGCATGGACGCCAACCTCAAGCGCCTCGGCGCGGTGGTCGGCCTGTCCGTGAAAGACCGTGACCTGACCACGCCACCGGCCAGCCCTACCAACGGCGACCGCTACCTCATTCCTGCCGCCGCCACCGGCGTGTGGACAGGCAAAACGAATCAGATCGCAGTGCGCATAGCCGACACCTGGGAGTACCACGCGCCCAACATCGGCTGGCTTTGCTACATCGAGGACGAGGCAGTGCTCTCGGCCTACAAAGCCACCGGCTGGAGTCCCGGCATCGCCATCTGAATCTCCATCCCTTCGCAACCACATGAACCCGCCCACGAGGCGGGTTCGTCGTATTTGGAGACGCCCATGACTGAACCGACCCAAGCCCCCGCCTTCGTCGAGAACACGCTACTCCTGCGCCGCGAGGACTTCGACGAACTGCTCGACCGTGCCGCCGAACGCGGGGCCGAGCGCGTGCTCGCCCACCTCGGCCTGGAAAACGGCCACGCCGCGCGCGACATCCGCGAACTGCGCGATCTGCTCGAAGCCTGGCGCGATGCCCGCAAGACCGCCTGGCAGACCACCATCAAGGTGGCGACCACCGGCATCCTGGCGCTGCTGTTGGTCGGCGCCGCCATCAAGCTCAAGCTGATGGGAGGTGGCCAATGATCGAGACCCTGCTCGGTGGGCTGCTGGGCGGAGCCTTCCGTCTGGCACCGGAGATCCTGAAGTGGCTGGACCGCAAGGGCGAGCGCAGCCACGAACTGGCGATGCAGGACAAGGCGCTTGAGTTCGAGAAGCTGCGCGGCGCCCAGCGCATGGCCGAGATCGGTGCCGGGGCCGATGCCGCGTGGAACACCGGCGCCATCGAGGCCCTGCGGGAGTCGATCGCTGCCCAAGGTCAGCGGTCCCGGGTCCGATGGGCCGATGCGCTGTCGGTCAGCGTGCGCCCGGTGATCACCTACTGGTTCATGGCGCTGTATTGCGCGGCCAAGACGGCGGCGTTCGTGGCTGCCATCAACGGCGGCAGCGACTGGGGCGCCGCGGTCCTGCACGCCTGGACCGAGGCCGATCAAGCCCTGTGGGCCGGGGTGCTGAACTTCTGGTTCCTCGGCCGCGTGTTCGACCGGGTGCGGCCGTGATCGCGGTTCCCCAGGCGGCCATCGATCTGGCTAAGCGCTTCGAGGGCTTTCATCGGGTGCCCAAGAATGATCCTGGTCGCGCGCATCCCTACGTCTGCCCGGCCGGCTACTGGACCATCGGCTACGGGCATCTGTGCGATCCGAAGCATCCGCCGATCACGGAGGTCGAGGCCGAGGCCTACCTCGCCCAAGATCTGAGGGTGGCGCTCGCCGCCACGTTGCGCCACTGCCCGGTGCTGGCCACAGAACCCGAGGGCCGGCTCGCGGCCATCGTGGACTTCACCTTCAACCTCGGCGCCGGGCGGCTGCAGGCCTCGACGCTGCGGCGGCGGGTCAATCAGCGGGATTGGATCGCAACAGCAACGGAACTGCGCCGATGGATCTACGGCGGCGGGAAGGTGCTCCCGGGCCTGGTGGCGCGCCGAGCCGCCGAGGCCACCTGGCTGCTCGACAACACTTGAGCCAGGACAGGTCAGACGCGCTTGGCTTTTCGCCGGAACAGCGCGTTCATGTCATTCCATCAATCCCCTGGAGCGATTCTGTGAACCACCGATTCAAGAAGGCGGTCATCGACGACATCACCTCGGCGAATGTCGACGAAAAGCTACAGAGCAGTCTGCTCGAACTCTTCGAGTACGCCATGAAGTCAGTCGCGCCCACGCTGGTGAGAGAGGCACGATTCGACACCACGGACTTCGCCACGTCTCGTCAACGCGGATGCGAGGGCTTCGCCATGCTCATCAGCCGCGCCCGCGCCGATTCGAGAGACTTCTGGTTCGGCGCGCTCCAGCGTGGCGACCAGCGGCTCGACGTGGTCGGGCACCTCGAGTAGCGCGGTCAGACAGCCGCCGTGGGCAGATCCCAGTCCGCCGCGCGCGCCTCGCCGGTCTGGTAGAACTGCTTGACGAGCTTTACGAAGCCGAGGAAGTCCTTGTTCTCGGTCGCCAGACGATTGGCCATGTCCCAATCGATCTCGTCCCGCTCGCGCGCCGGAATCAACACCTGGCTGTCGACCGGGTTCTCGGTGTCTAACTTGATCAGACCGATGCCGTGCGCCGCGAAAAGCATGCGCAGCTCCTTGAGCGTGTCTTGGCCCTCGATCTCCGCCGCGACCAGGTAGCCGAAGTTGGCCCATGATGAGTTGGAAACAGCCTGGAAAAAGCACTCGCGCGCGTTTGACCGGTTGATCAGCAGCTTGGCTTCGAAGGACCACAGTCGGGTTCGCTTGTCGGAGTACTGATTGACGCAGTCGCGCACCTCCTGATGCCACTCGGCGCCCAGGTCCTCCATGCCCACCACATCGGGGTAGAGCCAGCGGTTGCCGTTGGGGCCGCGCTTGTTCGACGACTTCTTCTCGTCGATGCGCTTGGAGAAGACCCGGAACTCCTCCCACAGGTACTGCGACAGCATTGGATACAGCGCGTGCTCGCCGAGCTTGCCTGCCGCCGCATCGGCAGCGGGCGCCTCAGCTTGTCCTGCCTCAGCCGCTGCCACCTCGGCGCTGTCGGACTTCTCGGAGTAGTAGTACTTGCGCGGGCGTCCCTCAGTGGTCTTCAACTCGGGGTAACGCCTCTGTAGTGCAGGCCGTTGCGAACTGATCTCTGCCACCAGTTGTTGCACCAGGCCGGCGTCGTCGGTAATGAATTTGCTGCTGGCCTTCTTGGCCTGACACTCATCCGGGTAGGTCGCGAACACCCACTCGGCGATCTGCCGTGCGGTGAACTTCTCGCCCGCACGTTCCTTCAGGAAGCAGAGCAGCGCCTTGCCGAGGTTGAGCCTTTCCTGCATATCGCCTCCGGATGTGGTTCAGGCCTGAGCGCCCGATTGGGGCGGCGCCGACGGCCTCTGTCCTGGGCGGTAGGTCGAATCGAACACCATGTCCGCCAGCCAGCGCTTGAAGTTCGGGTTGTCGCTGAACTGCTTGAAGAGCTCTGTATGGTCGTCGAGCAGCTCCAGCACCACGCGGTTGAGCGCCTTGTCGTGCTCGATCCTCGCGTTCTGCTTGCCCGAGTTGGCCTGCGCGTTCTGGTAGGCCTTGTCCTGCGCCACGCGCGCCGGAATCTCTTCGGTGACGACCTTGCGAATCTTGTCGGCGTCATGCCACTCGATGTTGCCGAACAGGTCGTTGAACTGCTTGATGATGTTCGACAGCCTGTCCAGCTCTGGCTCGCCGCCACCTCCACCACCTCCCGGCGGTGGGGGTTCGACGAATGCGTCCGCATCGTCCATTGCCATCCGCATCGAAGCCTGGGCCTGAGCGCGGTAGCTGTCCATGTCGATGGCTTCCAGCACGCCCTTGGACAGATCCTCCTCCTTGGGCGCAGGCAGCTTCGGAATCAGGAAGTTGAGGAAGATCGACAGCTTCTCCCATGCCGGATGCCCATAGGGCAGGATGGCCGCGAGAAAGCCGTAGCTGCGGACGAAGGCTTTCGCCTTGCCCTTGAACTTCACTTGGTCGTCCTCAGCGAGCTTTTCGACGTATTCCGCGACGCAGGCATCGAGGATAGGGTCGAGTTGATCCCGCTCAGCTCCGCCAAGGTACTGCGCGACGAGGTCTTCCACCTGCTGCCAGCTGTAGACCTGCTGTGCGTCGAGATCGCTCTTTAGGTCGTGGAGCTTGTTCGGATCGGTCTCACCTTCCTGGATCGTGGCGCGGTAGTACTCCTGGAACGCCGCTTTGACGGCCTCTGCGTTGTCGGCGAAGTCGAGCACAAACGTGTCCGCCTTCTGCGGATGCGCGCGGTTCAGTCGCGAGAGTGTCTGCACGGCCAGAACGCCCGCCAGCGGCTTGTCCACGTACATCGTGTGCAACAGCGGCTCGTCGAAGCCCGTGACGAACTTGTTGGCCACAATCAGGAAGCGATACGGCTCCTGCTTGAGCTTGGCCGGAATGTCCTTGCTCGGGAATCCGTTGAGATCGCCCTCGGTCTTCTTCGATCCGCCGATCTCAAAGTCGCCGGAGTACGCCACGATGGCCTTGTACGGGCTCTTGATCTCGGTGAGGTAGTCCGACACCTCGCGGAAGTAGTCGATGGCCCGCGCAATGCCGTTGCAGACGATCATCGCGCGCGCTTGGCCGCCGATCTCCTTGGCGCCGATCACCTGCTC